AACAGGGCCACAAGGAATACAAGGAATTCAAGGATTTACTGGGCCAACAGGGCCACAAGGGCCACAAGGAATTCAAGGATTTACTGGGCCGACAGGGCCACAAGGTATCCAAGGATTTACTGGGCCTACTGGGCCACAAGGAATAGCTGGACCGACAGGTGCAGGTGGAGCTCTTGGCTATTATGGATCATTCTATGATTTATCTACACAAACTGGACCAAATCAATCAACTAATACAGGAACAGCACTTTTGATACAAAAAACATTCGAAGCAAATGGAGTATCAGTATCTCCAGGATCAACCAGAGTAACATTCCAATATGGTGGAACATATAATATCCAATTTTCTGCACAATTAACTGATTCTAATATTTCAGGTGATGAAGCAATTTTTTGGTTACGTAAAAATGGATTCGATGGAGGTATACCTGATTCTGCTGGACAGGGATCGGTTCCTGGTAAAAGTAATACAATTATAGGATGGAATTGGATATATACACTAAATAGTAATGATTATTTAGAATTAATGTGGGCAAATTCTTCACCATCATCAGTATTAATATCTACAGTGACTGGAGCTGGTAATATCCCTGATTCTCCTGGAATTATATTAACTGCCCAACAAGTCATGAATACTCAATTAGGTCCGACGGGCCCAACCGGTCCTCCTGTATCTGTTCAAGGATCTAATACAGGTTCTATATTAGTAAATAACCCTGTTGGATCAAGTAATATTTATTATAATAATTTATTAACTATTCCAAATTCAAATTCTGTTACAGTAAACAATATTTATAATCAACCTATTGCAGGATTTTATGGATTAAATAATACTGGTACATCCACAGGATCATACTTCCAATTGAATACGAATGCGACAGGAGCATTCCAGGTAAATAATTTTAGTGGAACAACTATTTTATCCATTGATACAGTTACACGACAAATTAATGCGGGTGCAAGTATTATCCCTACAAGTGGATCTATTAATTTAGGTTCTACAGGTGTATCAAATTCATTTAATACTTTATATTTTAATACATCTATTCTTCCCGTTCAATTTGGAACAACTATAGGATCATTTTCTTCACCTGTTTATCAAACATATAATTTAAATCTTATTGGTGGATTTAATCCAATTTATATTGGGTCTAGTTCATCCTCTATTGCAGGAGGAGCAAGTAATTCCCTTATAAATTCAACATTTAGTTTTATTGGAGGTGGATATCAAAATGCAATTAATACTAATAACAGTAGTATAGTTGGAGGAATAAATAATAATATAAATAATGCAAGTATTACAGGCGGAAATTTTATTGGTGGAGGAGGATATAATTCTATAACAGGATCTAGTACTGGCGATTGGAATGTAATTGTAGGTGGTGGTGGAGGTAATGCATTAACAGGAGGAAATATAATTTATAATGGTAATAATGGTAATTTTATTGGTGGAGGAGGAAGCAATGTTATTGGTTTATATGGAACAACAACAAATGTAATTAGTTATAATTTTATTGGCGGAGGACAAAATAATTATATAAAAGGAGCTAATTACGTAACATCTTATAGTGTTATTTGTGGAGGACAAACTAATAATTCTGTGGTTCAATATTGTTTCATTGGTGGTGGAGTAAATAATAAAGCAGGATTAATAAATAATCAAGGACAAATCGTTGTTGGGGGATCAAATAACAGTTCTCAAGGTGCATGGAGTGCCATTGTTGGAGGATCAAGTAATGTTACTACATTAAATACTTCTGGCTATTCATTTATCGGGGCAGGAAATAATAATACAACAAATGGTTCACAAGCTGCAGTTGTATGTGGCAATAGTAATAATGCAGGTGGTACAAGTTCATTTATCGGGGCAGGAAATAATAATACAATTACATCAAGTGCATTATATAGTTTTATTGGTGGTGGATTAATTAATTCCATTGGAACAGGTAGTAATACGAATACAGGCGGCAACTTTATTGGTTGTGGAATATATAACTCTATAACTGGAAATAATATTGGAGATTTTAATTCCATAGTGGGTGGAAGTTTTAATTATATTACTGCTACAGGAAATTCAACAGGTCCTACTGTAGGATTTTATCATAATAATGTTATCGGGGGTGGTAATAATAATTATATGTATAATGCGGGTAGTTATAATAATATTAACGGAGGAACTTCAAATTATATGTATAATACAAATTATCTTAATTATATAGGACAATTTTCATCTAGTATACCTACAGGTACTTATGGATATAATGTAATTGGAGGAGGATATAACAATTATATGTCAGGTGGTATAAATTGGTTTAGTGGGATTTTAAATGGACAAGGTAATTATATTAATTTACCAGCTCTATCCAGTGGATATAATCTCTTAATTGGTGGTGGTCAAGGAAATTCAATTACTGTTGCAGCATCTAAAACAGGAAGTAGTATCAATCATTGTACTATTTTATCAGGACAAAATAATTCAATTATTAATAATAATGGTGGAGTGTCTATGTTGCATCAAACTATTGTAAGTGGTCAAAATAATAGTATTACTTACAATGGGGGTACATCTCAAAATAATATTATTTGTGGAGGAACAGGAAATACCATTTCTCCAGGATCTGGTGGAGGTACGTTTGCTTGTTTTCTAGGAGGAGGTCAAAGTAACAAACTGGTTGGTTCTAGTTTTAATTCAGTTTTAGTGGGTGGAGGTAGTAATATTATTGCCGTCAATGCATCTTCTTCTAATATAGTGGGTGGAAGTGGTAATGTTGTTTATGGAAATAATTCAAGCATAGTAGGTGGAAATAACAACACAATAACTGGAACAAACATTGGATCATATAATTTTATAGGTGGAGGAAATAACAATATAATTGGTAATTATTCTAATTATTCATCAATACTAGGTGGAAATAATAATACAATAACTGGATCTGCAGGAATTTATGGTGTATCAATCCTCTCTGGTATTGGAAATACCATTTCAAGTACAGCAGGAACAGGTTGTGCAGTCGTTGGATCGTATAATAACCCCAATCAATATCCAAATTCATTATTTATGGTAGGTAATGGAACCGGTCCAACATCATTATCCAATGCATTGGTAGTTACTTCTACAGGATCTTATTTCGGTGCATCTATACTTCCTATGACAGATGGAATTTATAGCGTAGGTAATTCATCCTTTAAATGGAATACAATTTATGCAACTAATGGCACAATAAATACATCTGATATCAGTCAAAAAAGGGATGTTCAAGATAGCGATTTAGGATTGGACTTTGTATTAAATCTTAAACCTAAAAAATGGAAATGGCTAAATGATACTAGCCCTAATAATATTCATTATGGATTGGTATATCAAGATATAGATTCATTAGATACTAATAATAATTTTGGATTTTTATATCCAGGACAATCTTCTAGTGACTGTAGTGACACAAATGGTATCGCTTATACAGAATTAATTGCACCATTAATATCTTCCATTCAAACATTATCTCAACAAGTTCAATCTTTACAGAAAATAGTTCAACAGCAACAAGATCAAATTAATCAATTACTGTCTGTAAATCCATCTGTCCCAACAGGTCCTTCAATTGATCCATCTGTTACATCAGATCAGTCTGTCCCAACAGGTCCTTCAATTGATCCTTCTGTTACATCAGATCAGTCTGTCCCAACAGATCCAACATCATCATAAAATAATTATATACTAAAATATATTATATAATTATTTATAAAAATCTTGTAAGAATTTTTGGCATGCTTGCTTGTAATTTTGTGGAGCTTTTTGACTAGCAATTACTTTTTGACAAGCAGCACGACCCTCTGCAATTCTCCCAATCCAATAAGATCCAACTGCTAAACAAAACCATGCTTCATAATCATACATAGAATCTTCCACGAATAAAACATCTACCTCTTGACGAGCAAATCCTAATCCATCTCGGATCAATTTACATCCTGTAAAATACTGTAATTCATTATCATTAAAAATAAATACTTTCGCCAATCGAACATAGGGTTCAATTCGATGTGGGCGACGATTTATTGCCTTCATATACCAATAAGTCATTTTTGGGTAATCATTCATATTTTCATAACAATGGCCTAAACGGTACATAGCATACCATGCTTCTTCTTCGAATTTATTTGCTTTATCTTGAATTCTTTTTTCATACCAATAAATTGCATCCAAATATTGATTTAAACTGAAAAATGTATTAGCTAGATAGAAATAATATCTGCTATTTTCAGGCTCATCTTTTAACCCTTGCATTAGGAGAGATGCATCACGATCCAATTTATCATCCTTGGATCCTCCATCGGATCGATCATCAATCCATAAAGTATCTAAATTTTCAGTCTTAGATGAACCATTTTCCACTCCCGTATATTCGTGCGTGACACCGAATGACTTCCATGGAAGTTCAGCTCGAATTAAACGAATATTTCTATAAGTCGTTCCACCCTCAGTCTGTAAGATATGGTATGCATCTCCATTTATTCCTTGTTTATTGAACCCTTTATCCACTAAAACCATGTCTGCATCCAATAGGAGTAAATATTTCGCTTGAGGGAATGCTTCTTTCGCTTTTTTATATGCAATGGTTCGATTGTATCCGAAATTCTTCCAAGGCTCAAAATGTGTCTTGGTGGGTATATTATTTTCTTTCCCCCATTGATTAATGATATCCACTGTAGTGTCTGTTGAACCTGTATCGCATATACTCACAAAATCTATGCAAAATTTTGCTGCATCCAGACATCGTCTAATAATCCTTGATTCATTCTTGACAATCATCGTAAGACAAATAGTCACAGCCATTTTTAGTAATTAATTAATATTTCTTTAATGTATTTATTTAAATAATAAATACATTAATCAAGCGATGAATAATAATCCATTCTTTTCGAACTGTTTTCTCATGACATTACATAATTCCGTTCGATTGAAATTGGACATGGACCAAGAATAAAGATATCTCAATTGATCTAATGAATATCCTCGCAAATTTTCCTCACGATTTTTGAATTCTTTTCTATTCTCTAAATCATTTAATAAATCATTCTTTGAGATATTAACTCCATACGGTTGTTTCGTTGTTCGATTGATTGGAGCTTTAATTCCAATTTCATAAGCAATCAATAATAAATCATCATTTTTCCATGATTCAGAGCAAGCTCTTCCTTTGGGTATTGTTCGTTGATCTTTCATATTTATTACTACACCTCTCAAATCGTGAATACGGAATTCATTATCGCTTAATATACTTCCGAAAAGTTTTGCATCATAGTATTTCTTCATTAGATTATTGATACGGCCTCTAATTAACGCATTATATACAACATTTTCATCGATATTCGCATCTCTCCATCCTACTTTTTCTGAAGGTTTTAAAAGTCTCAATCGTCCCTCTGCATTCATGAATTTTGGTGCAACATTGTATGAGGTCGATTCAGTAGGGATAGTGTAAATGGTATGTAAGATAATTTCTTCTCCTTTTTCTGCTTTCTCAGAAAGAGTATCAGGTCTATAATTAATCTTTCCTTCAATCGGTTTTCTTCCTCTACCTTTACCTTTACCTAATCTATTCTCTTTTTCCTTTGCTAATTCTTCTGTTGGTTCTTTAAATGTGTATAAGTAATTTTTGAATCTATCCACTACATAAGATTCATTCTCGGATAAATTCTTCATTTCTTTTAAGACGGCGGATTCCATTGCTAATGCATTTGCATCGATCGATCCTCCTCCAACAGGTATAGCTCCTTCTTCTTGAGTCTTAATTCTTTGAGCTACATAATCTTTTAATTCTTGTGTATAAGTAGCAAGCATGACACTGCTATAATAATTATCTAAATAACTAATTTTTGTTAAAGATAATGGGACTAGGAATACGGTATATCCTTTAGATGAAATCAGACAGGGATTTCCAAATCTATTATAGATAATCGTTTTATCTTGGATTAATTTGGAGATAGCCATTTGAGTTAATACATAATCCAATTCATATTTTTCAATAAATTCTGTTAGAATAAAATTACTTATCACAGAAAAAACTTTTTGTATAACTGTAATAATTTCTTCAATCTCCTTATCAGAATAAAATAATCTATACGTGGAATAATCAGTCTCTTCTGGGTCTGGATTGGCACATTCAAATTGGCATTCTTGGTAATCGCAGATAGCCGTCCCATTCAATCTTGCTGGTTCCCTTTGATTTCTCGCTTTTTGTATAATACAATCCGCCGCTACTTTCCTCACATTTCTTCTCACGATAGCTATATCTCTATCTTTTGCTTCTGCTATAGCATACATATCTAAATCTACTGAAACTATTGATCCATTGGATTCTTCCGCAAATGCCCCCATACGATGTATATGAACTTTAACCCTTCCATTGGGTGAATCTTTTATTAATGATACGTGCGAAGTGGCACGAATGGCTCTTTGCATCGCTTGATACATTCCAGAGGGAGTCCACATGGATGGAAGAAAAACATCTTGGACATTGGCCAAATTAATTCCATCTCGAGTAACTTTGGATCCAATTAAAATTTTACAATAATCTCCATATTTATTTTCTTCTGATCTAAATAATTCAAGTAATTTCTCATCTTTTAATTCGGAAGTTTCGGAAGAAATCATTCCATATCTCAATTTTTTTGATATAGTGATTTTTTGGGAACCAGATTCACCCCCGCAATAGGGAGGAACTCTTGATGATTTTGTCCCTTCAAATGCACTACTATATTGATTGAATCTTGTGTATCCCATGGATTCAAAACACATTGCTAGAGCTATAGCACCGGATCCCTTTAATAATTCTTCATAGATAAAGCATAAACCAGGAGCATTCATACATTTTTCAACTATCGCCGCATAGATAACGGATAATTTTTTAATTTTTTGTATGCTATTCGTCGCTTCAATAAATTCCTCTGTAGGGGAGTATTCATCTTGTGCATCTGAAATAACGTATTTACCTAATCCTTTTTTATTCGTTCCTCCTTTCAAACGAGGGAATGTCCCTCCATAGGATCCATCGGGGAAAACAAATGCAGTGACTTGTCTTTCATCATTTCGGACACCTTTCTTTTTCTGTTTAACTACATCTAGATAAATATCAGATTGGAATTTTAACATTTTATATTGCTCCACTTTTAATTGGGAAGGATCCTTTGTTCCATCCGGCATGATAAATATACGATCCAATGGTTTTCCTTCAAAGACTGTATCCACGCCTGTATCTCCCGCTCGAATGAAAGAGATATATCCCATCATTGTTTCCTTATATTGTTCTAAAGACCATTTTTTCAAATCGGTATTCTTTGGAATTTTTTTATTTTTTGGAAGAATTAAATTCATTGGATCAATTAAATCATTCGCATCATTAATCATGGGTGTGGCAGTCGCTAATATTACTTTGCACCATTTTGGGGCGTGAAATACTCGATAAAGTGTTTCATATACTGTTGCTTCTCTCTTTTTCTTTTTTGTTTCCCCTCCAAATACATCTTCTTGATCTTCATCTTGATCTTCCTCTTCCAATTCTTCATCCAATAATTCTTCATCATCTCCAATCAATTCATATTTAACCGAATGAATTTCATCGCAAATAAATATACATCCATTGAATCGTTCAGCTATCTGTTCATCGGTTAATTTCTCTCTCAAAATTTTATTCACGAATGGGATATATGTATCTAATGTATACCAAGTATTAATTGATCGAGTTACGGCGGATTTTTGGGCTTTATCTGTCTTCGCCTTTAATATATTCTCTGTAAGGTATGTTCCATCGGTACATTTACATAAGAGTTGTTTTTGGAGTTCCTGTTTGAGTGATTTTCCTTTAAGGAGAACGTATACATTTTTGATAGTCCCTTGATATGTATTATAATAATCCACTAATGCGTCAGTCAACATATTTAGTCTTGTCATTGAAGCCATATGATAATCTTCCGCCACACTGAGATACCCGCAAGTCTTTCCTGTACCCGCTTCATAAAACATAAGTAGTCGGTCATAGATACGCATGAATTGTTTATCAAAGAGTTGGTACTTGAAAAATTCTCCTGGATTTTTTGGGGCAGGTTCATTCACGGAACTAGATACTAATTGGAATTCTTTTTTTGCAGCTAATTTTGTTTGAAATAAAGGATCTGTAATTACAGGGTATGTAGGAATCCAATCATGATACTCCATTTTTAAATAAATAATATAAAGAGATATTATTTATTAAAATTTAATAATAGGTAATATATAAGACTGCGGGTCCTGTATAGTTAGGTGCATAATTATAAGGAAATCCAAAAATATCTAATTGTAAAATATTATTGGATGTATCTAAATAGAAATTAAAGATTGCAAATGCAGTATCAAATGTTTGAGGGGTATTACTTAAAGGTGTTAATTGAACGCTTAATATTGAATGTTGAATATTTAATTGAGATACATTCACATTCATTAAATAATATTCAGTAGCATTAATTGTAATACTGGCTAATTTCAATGCAAAGAATTTAATAGGGAAACGTTGAGCTGTTTGAGGAAGAATATTTACGGTATATAATCCAGTATATGAATTAACAGATTCAGTAAATGTAATAGTTGAATCCGCCTGGACAACACTAGGGAGATTTATAGGAAGACAAGGTCCAATTGGTCCACATGGTTCTGGCGGGCATGGAGGTGGGCATGGAGGTGGAGGATACAATCCATATCCATTAAAATACGGGTATGACA